TCAAAAGTATATTGAACAAGAATTTAAAGAAGTTAAGGAGTGGTATAATAGCCCTCAATACAAAAGAATGATGGAGAAGGTTGCAACACGACCTTTCTACACAAAATGAGCTGGGTGGTAGAAAAGTTTCATTTTAAAAGTAAATCACTATTTCATGTTGAAGAACCGATTGCCGACCGCATAGCAGAAACTGCTAATAATCTTGGTGCTTCCAACATCAAAGTGATACGCTTAAATGAAGAATTTGCAGACGTATTATTTAAAGTGGAGGAATCATGAGTCACGAACACGGTGGGGGCGAGAAAGCCATAAGGGAAATAGCCGAAGCCTGTGAGCAAGAGGAAATAGAAACAGCTAATCGTAGGATTGCTGCATTTCATAAATCGGAACAGTATTTAGCTTATCTAGCCCTGCATGAAATAGATAGAATTATCCAAGCGGAAAATGATAATTGTTCACTACAACAGCTTTATGTTGCACCGCCATTTGGCGATTTGCCATACTCAAGAGATAGATTTTCACCAAGTAATCAACAAAGGGATTGGGATAATGAAGAAAAAACCGACAGTAGCACAACTGAAGAAGAAAGCTGATTTATATTTTAGTAAATATATTAGATACAGAGATGCAACCAAAAAGGGTGGAGTTTATTACGCTTTTTGTATAACGTGCGACAAACAATTACCTATTAAACAGATGCACGCTGGGCACTTTCAATCACGTAGGCATAACTCAACCAGATACGATGATGAAAACGTAAATGCTCAGTGTGCCGCCTGTAACACGTATAATCAAGGTGAGCAATACCGATACGCAAAAGCCCTTGATCTAAAGTTTGGAGATGGTACAGCAGATAAACTTGTGGCATTGGCTCAGGAATATCATAAATTAACAATAGAAGAATTAGAAGGCATAATTGATGAATCAAAATCCAACATCCGACACTACGAAGCTTGAAATATTTGTAACGTTTGCTAAGAAGAAAGATAGTCTAACTTTTACTCATAACAAAGAAGTTTATAAAGTTTCATTAGATGGTACTAAAATAGATATTATTAAATTAGATGAAATAATTACCAAAATTATAGTTAAAGAAGGACAGTTGCGTAAAATACGACAGGAATTAATGGGAGATTCTGCTATAATAGGAGCATAAATAAAGGAATCAATGGTGTTTCGACACCGGATGATGATTAAATTTACACTGTATTACGAAGATGTGAAATTAGATCCATATCGACGTAAACATTACAAAAAACCAAAGATAATCAAGAAAAGATAATTATGCGAATTGGGGTGTGTTTGCCAAGCAGGGGTTACGTTTATTCCAGAACAATGGAAGATATTTTGCGTAACACTCAAGGTAGAACAGACATCGAATTCTTTTTCTCTCACGGTCGGGGTATTCCTGATAGTGCTAATTTTATTACTAACAATGCATTAGATGCAGGCGTCGACTACATTTGGTTTGTCGAAGATGATCAAAAATTACCTGCTGATATTTTAGAACAGATGCTGGCACAAAATGAAGATGTAGTTATTTGTGATTACCCTATTGGAAGGTTTGGTAACTGCGTAAAAGTTTATCCTAATGGAACAATCCGTGCAGGTTTAGGTTGTGCATTAATTAAAGCAAGTGTATTTGAAAAACTAGAACGGCCGTATTTCTCGGCTGATTATGAATTTGGTGTTACTACTGAAGGTATACAGCCAATGGAATTAAATCCTGATAGGGATAAAACTAAAATACATGGCAATCATGATCTTATATTTTATTATCGGCTCTGGGAAGCTAAGGTGAAATTTGTAATACACCACACCCCCGTAGGTCATTACTTTTTTATAACGCCTAAGCTTCCTAAATCTGGTAACAAAACAGGTGAATCGTACGTTTGTGAAGTATGGGAATATGGTGACATTAGAATAATCGACAGCAATGGCGATCGTTATGATGGTCCTATAATTACAGAAGAATATTCAATAGAAAATCCGGTATATACATGAAGTTTGTAGTTTATATTATTGGTTCAATATTCTATCTACCCCTTTATTTATTAGAGGTATGGGTATTAAATAAGTTTAATATTCGTTAAAATATGTTATAATATATATCTATGGAAAAACAAAAACGATTAGAATTTGAAATATTAGACATGACTATTAATGAAATAGTCGAAACGTTAGTAGCACAACGTAGAGAAGCTGAATCTCGTGAAAAAGCACAGCAAGTTGGAAGTTTTGTTATACGAGAATGTTCAGATGTCGATTGGGATCCGGATTCATTACCTCTTTATGATTGATCAATATCTCTCATTATAATTCGCATTACATATTCAGCTATGGTTTGAGGTGGATATTTTGTGTGTACAACCATAACTTCATCGCCAATATTATCGTATAAATCCTCAAATTCCTCATCACCTAATTGCTCACGTGAAAACCACCAATCACCACCTTTATCCCGGTGATCCATTACTACAATACAATCAAAGTCACTGTTGGTATCGTTAATATAAAACACGCAATTAGTTTGATTAAGCTGCTCACAAAACTCTCCTAGTTCATCTATACATTCAGCCCATACAGGCGGTTGTTCGTAATCTGGATTATTGTTTTCCCACGCTTCTTGCCAGGCCACCCCTGCATAATTTGGCAAGAACTCTCGTGATTCTCCAAATCCAAAACTAAGTTCACTCATATTTTCGAAGTTCACGTTGATGTTTTATGGTAAGTAAATAAATTACTTGATCAATAGCTTCGTCTATAGCCATATCAATTAATCCTTCTTTTTGCCATAATTGACCACCATGTTCTAATTGACCCTTTTCATACTTTTCAGTAGCTAGTTCTTCAAATTCAGATAGGATGTCATCAAGATGATCGTAGTGTCGTGCTTCCATTATTTTTCCTCATTTGGTAAATACAATTTACCGTTAAATCGAGTTTGATACCCATTGTGTGTTTGTATTGTTATTTGTTGTGTATCGAAAGGTTTATCTCCGTCTTGGTAATAAACAGCTCCGATACCTTGTTGCCAGTTTTCCCAGTTTTCTACAGGTTTGTCAGTCATTTCATCCACGCCTGATCCGTAGCTCGGAACTGCACCGTCTACACGTGCTAGGCATCCAAACGACTGAGCTATTACAAATCGTGCTCCTGAGAAGTTGTGAGCCGTTCTGGCGGCGTATTCGTGTCGATGTATATGTCCGAACAAGGTTGAAGTTTCTTCCTTACCTACAATGGCTGCGGCGGTCTTGCCAGCGGGTCGGACCAAATGCCCGTGAATAGCTTTCAATCTTTCATTAATCCAGTACTGTGCTGCTGGGTAGCCTGATTTGTATTCGCACTCTATATCTGCAAGGTTAAGTAAGAATGGGATGGTAAGGACTTTATCAGTTGTACCAGCTTGTCGTACCCCGTACAGCCGTTCTGCGTATTGCATGATATATTTACTAAGCCTAAGTTCGTGATTGCCTGCCAAATAAACTATTTTAGTGTCGGGGGCGTTGGCTCGAATTTGAGCTAAAAATTGATGCACATAATCTAGGGTTGGATTAAGAGTTTGTGCAAAAGTATTCTCCTGCGAAAAACGTCCTAATTGTGGAAAATCTAGATTATCTCCGTTAAGCACTACTTGGTCTGGTTTACAGTCCTTGATTAACTGTAAAGCAATGTCTAACGCTTTTGTGTCGTGGATAGGGTCAAGCGTACCATCTTCGTATCTTCGGAAGCCAGCTTGTATGTCTGGTAATACAATAGCAAGTTTTTCAGATGTAGATTTTTTAGCTGTACTCTTGGTTGGTCGGATGATAGTTGGTTTAGCCTGTGAGATAAACATATCTTCCGTAAGCTCAGTAGATTTAGGTACATATTGTACGCTCATAAGATCAACAGTTTCAAACTCGTTGTCTTCGTTCTTCATGTACCCTTGATATAAATTAACTCGGTTTACTTTAAGTATATCGTTTGGATCAATACCACTACGCTCAAATAACTCGGCTAATTTATCGACTTCTGCTGTTTTTTTTTCAGGTTTGTTTTCCACTTCAACTACCTTTCTTGCTTTTGTTCTATATTTGTTTCTGGTTCTTCTGATAACATCCCAACTCATCCAAAAGTATTTAGCTTTCAGTTCAGCGTTGGTCATAGTCAGTAAGTTTTTTAAGTCTTGCCCTTCCCAACTGACTTTGTATGGTTGCATAATATGCCTATAACGTGGTGAATATACTCTTAATAACTGTTATTGCTGCCGATACACCTGCGACTGCTCCAGCTTTAATAGCTGTTTTTGTAAACGAGCCGTCCCATGTTGCCGTAAATGTACTAAGAAAAGCCACTGCTACTAGCCAAACATCGTGTTTAACTTGTGGTGCACTTGGTTTACCAAAACTAATTATGTCTTTAAGCTGTACCATTTAAATCTCCTTATCGTGTTTTTACTTTAATATCAAAAAAATACAGTATTGCATTCCAAACTTTTTTTACCCAGCCTGGTTTTTTGCTTGAAGGCGGTACAGGCTTGTCTACTGGCTTTAAGCTAATAGTTGATGTTGATGTCGTCTGTACAGTTATAACCGGTTTAACAGGCTCTGGTGCAGGCGTAGGCTGTGGTGTAGGCTCTGGAGTTGGTGCTGGAGTTGGTTCTGGAGCAGGTGCTGGAGCTTCTACTTTGAATCGTGGTCGCATTACCCCTGTTAGTCCACTTTGTTGTCCCCAAGTTCGGTAACCTTCAGTTACGCAAGTGTTGTATGGGTTTCCATTTTCGTTTTGGCCTGAGAATGTCGAACCATTATTGTCACTTACAATACACATGTCTACGTGTCCATAACCACCGCCCCAACTAGCACCATAAATAAATACGTCACCAGGTAATGGGAATAGCGTGTCACTGTCTGGTATGAGGTCAAAATAATCGTTGGTTTGCCAAAGATCTTTAGCACCTTCGTAATAACCAAATACTGAATATGGACTTACACCTTCAGAAATAAACTGAAAGTAAAAATTAAAGTAATCCGCACATTGACAGCCATATGCTCCGTCAAAATCTAATGGTTTACCTTCTTGACTATGTAGCCAGTCAATTGCTTGTTGTTGTGTAACCATAGTTACATCCTTTCTTATTTACTTTACTCATGGAAATGAAACAATAATGCTTATAGTAATAGGTGTACTCGCAACTACAGGTATTGTCAATACAGGATTTTGCGTAACAGAGGTAGTGACGGAAGTTTGTACGGTTGTTGGCAACGTTATAGTGCCTTGCTGTGTTACAGGTATGGATATATAGCGTAAGTCGGTAACAGGAAGTGCAATTGGACTTTGTTGAGTTACTGGTAATGCAATGGGTGATTGTTGGGTAACTGGAACGTTTATTACAGTTCCTTTAATAGGAGCAATTTTGGCTATTGATGTTTGCGTAATTGATTGCTTGTTTTGAATAGAACCTTTAGATGTTTGTGTAGTAGTTCGAAGTTCTACAATCCGGGCTATAGCTGTTTGTAAAGCAGTAAGAGTATTTTTAATTCTTGCTTTAGACGGTTGGTTGCTGGCTTCGTAGGCAAAGTAAAGCCCATAAGTCATTTCAACACCAGAAACAATAAAACTTAACGAATAAGCTGTAGGTGTAAATGATGAAACACCAAAAACTGTGGCACTAGATGATGCAACGCCTGGAACAGTACTACTAGATGCAGTTGAAAGTTGGTTACCCTGCATATTACTTGGGTAAGAAGTAACTGATATAGTTGTTCCATTGGTCATATTTAAAGCATTAAATACTAAATAGTTATTAGAACCACTAAATGTTATAGCTGGTGGTATAACTAAAGTTGTAAAGTTAGCTGATACCGCTCCAGCAGTAAGAACTTTGTAAGGTGTAGGACCAGCGTTAATTGTGTATTGAGTAGTTCGTGCAGTACCAGCTGTAGTAAGTGTAATAGAAAGTGTTGAACCTTCCGATCCATTCATTATTTTGTAAATAGCATATAAATAACTACCTCTTGAACCAATTAACGTCCAACCAGTCGGAACAGTTATCGGTTGAGTAGAAGATATGTTAATTACTACTGTTTGATTAGCTGAATATGTTGGGTAAGTTACAGTTAAAGTTGTTCCACTTGTTGTAAGCGAACTTTGACCTGAAGCAGCAACGGTAGGAACAATCTGCACATTAGCAACAGATGGCTGTGTAGAAGTAAAAGTTTTTTGTATACGTGTTATTTCACTTTGAGTAGCAGTAAATGTTTTAGCTATACGTGTAACGGCAGATTGAGTAATAGTAAAGGTTTTTTGTAACCGAGATACTGCAGTTTGTATTGTAGTAAGCCTAGAGGCGATTCTAGCCTTACTAGGTTGCGTAGTGGTACGAAGTTCAACTATACGCGAAACGGCTGTCTGAACGGCTGTAAACGTCTTTTGGATGCGAGATATGCTAGTCTGAGTAGCTGTTTGAGTTTTACTAATACGTGATACAGATGGCTGCCCTGGAGTTGTAAGGTTATTAAATGAAACTGTATCTACCCAGAAAGTTCTTCCTGCCTGCGAAGGTGGGTTTGCTCGTTTAAAATCAGATATGTGCAAATAACCAGATGAAGAAGTAGTGAATGGTATTTGTATTAATTGCCAAGTAGTACTGGTATTAATAGCAAAATAGCTTGCTGTTGAGTTCCAAGTAACACCATCAGATTGTAAATAATTACCAGATACAGGAGTTGAACCATCCATAAATTGAATTTGCATTTGTCCAGCAGTATCAGATTTTACATAAACATTAAACAAGAAAGATGTAGTTGTAGGTACGCTTAATACATAACCTGCAGCCGTTCGTATACCAACATTAGTATTAGATCCATCTACTACAATTTTTGCTGATTGAGTACCTGTATAAGCTACGCTGTTATCTATGCTTACAGTTGCACCTGTTGTTGTTGCCCAGCCTGCTACAGCCCAAGTAGTGCCAATTTCAAAATCACCATTATATAAAAGATTTGGGTAATACGAACGATTTATTTGTATCTTAGAAACTGATGGCTGAGTGCTAGTTTGAGTTTTAGTAATACGAGTTACTTCACTTTGTATAGTCGTAAAGCTCTTACTTATGCGTGCTGTAGATGGTTGGTTACTTGTACCATTTATTTGTACTCTTGAAACGGACGATTGAGTTGTACTAGATGTTTTAACTATTCTAGCTTTGGAAGTCTGATTAACAGTTTCTTGTTCTATGATCCGTGCTACAGATGTTTGGTTACTATTAAAAAATTTAGCTATACGAGCTTTAGAAGTCTGAGTAGTTGTACGAATGTTTGGAGCTATGTTAGCTACAGAAGTCTGAGTTGTTGTAAAAGTTTTACTTATTCTTGCTACTGATAGTTGTGTTGAAGTAAAAGTTTTAGATATTCTGGCTTTACTTGGTTGAGTACTTGTAAGCGTGTTTTGTATACGAGCTTTGCTAGGTTCAGTAGATGTAAGTGTTTTTTGTATTCTGGCTACAGATGATTGAGTTGAAGTAAACGACTTAGATATTCTAGCTTTAGAAGTTTGAGGAGTTGTAAATGTATTAGTTATACGAGCTTTGCTAGTAGTGGTAGCTGTAGGTTGGTAAAATGTAAGGTAAACAGCACCATCTGCACCATTACCACCAGTACCAGATATGAATGGATTAGTAATTTTAGCTCCACCTCCAGAACCTGCACCTCCTGGGAATGTACCGTTCTGACCGTTATAACCGTTAGTTGGAGTTCCACCAGCAGCACCATTACCGTTACCAGATGCAGATATGTTAGTTACAGTTCCAGATAATCCACCAACTCCATTAGAGAATGATGTAGCTGCTGAACCACCAGCAGAACCTGCTGTAGAAGTACTAGTTGTATTACTAGCACCACCAATATATCTAACAGTACCTGTTCCTAATACACCTCCAAGAGGACCACTTGTTAATCCTCCAACATCTCCATAACCACCACTACCTCCTTTAGCTACAACTGTAGTAGATGCAAATGTTGAATCACCTCCGTTATTACCGTTAGCACCAGTGTTAGCTCCTCCTGTACCTCCAGCACCAACGACTATAGTATAAGTAGTTCCTGGGGTTACAGTTACAGTAGAACGAGAGTATCCACCTCCTCCACCACCAGTACCCGAACCAACGTCATTACCTAAAGCACCTCCACCTCCACCTCCAGCTCCGTAAGTATCTACTATTACAGATGTAACATTTTGTGGTGCAGTCCATGAATAAGTTCCAGCAGCAGTATATGATAGGAACTCTTGGTTACTACCTATTGTTTTGAATACGCTTGGTTTAACAAAAGTAAGAGTTTTTTGTATACGAGTTACTTCTGGTTGAGTTGAAGTGTATATACCAGCTTGAAGTTCTACTATAGCTATACCACCGCTGTTAGAGTTTCCGTAAGTATAAGTAACACCAAGAGATGATTGGGCAGTGGTAGTTGGTATGTAATCTAGTGTTGCAGGTCTAGAGCTAAAGGTAGCTGTGTTTACATGGTTGTTAGTTGCTGAGTTAGACCATGTAGGAGTGAATGTGGTAGCACCAAAGTGAGATGAACCAGCAATAATAAGGTTACCGTATTTAGTAGTTGAAGTTAATGTTGCAGTACCAGAAGTGCTAGAAGATACAGCTGCAGTTTGTGATTGAACTACAGGCGAAGATGTAATGTTTATACCGTTCCATACAGATATAACTGCTGAACCACCAGTAGATGAAGAAGATAAGTTAAAAGAAGTCTGACCAGCAGATGTTCCATAACCTATCATTACATAGACACCTGGAGCAGTTCCTGCGTTACTTACAGGGGTTACCCAAGTAGCACCTGCACCAGATGGAGTTAAGGTAACACCACTAGCCATTGAGGCAACAACTATAATAGTATCACCAGCATTTGTGGTTACTGGTAATCCTGGAGAGTTGCTAGTTGAACTAACTGAAAAAGTGTTACTGCCTCTTAAGTTAATCATTTAATTTCTTGAACTTTCTGTACATTCATTTTTGTTTCTGGGTCTAGATACTCATAACCAAATACTATTTTTTGTAGCATAGGGTCTGATGTTTCACCTGTCGCAAAGTTTCGTTCTATTGCGTAAGTCTTAAATCTAATAGGTTTAGCGTTGTCAGGAACTGATGTCCAGTCTATGTCTAATTTCTGTTTTGGAACATGCAAAGACAAGCGTACCATAGGGCCATGGTCGGCTTCTGGTAGCTTGTTTAAGATGTCATAAAAGGTGTTTCGCCCTTCTTCGTAGATAGACTTATCGTCTTGCTCTAGTTCACTAAGAACGAAACCATCCTTATATTCTGCTTCTATGTGGGGCATTGTATTGCTTTTCCCTGTCCGTTAGGACAATTAATTAACTTTCAGTCCAAGTGTAAGTGATAGTTTCTGAAGTTGTATCTCCAGGAGCTGCACTTGTAGTTGTCTGTAGTTGAAGTCGTAATGGGTTTACATATACACCACCAGCTGTAGTGTAAGTAGATGTACCAGTACCGACACCTGTTGAACTTGAATTAAAGTTTGCAGTCATAGCTGAAGTTGTAACTGTTGAGTCACCGCTAGCTGTTGTTGCTGGAGTTGTGTAACTAGTCTTAACTCCACCTACTAATGTTAGACCTGTTCCAAGGCTTCCACCTGCTACGCTCATTGTGTATGAAGCTGAAGATAGTGTGTTATATGTACCTGCGTGTACTGCTGATTGATACTTAGTGTAACTGTTGTTACCAGCTGTAATTGGGCTAGATGAATAGGCAGTTGTGCTGTCATCTATGTTTTTTAGGTTCATTTCAGTTCTAGAACCTGTGATTGTTGGGGTTGCTCCGTTATATTCGGACCATGATACTGTTGATGCCATTAGTTAGATCCTCCTGCTGGTTCTTTGTGCCAGCCTATTACGTTACCATTTTCGTCTTTGTCAGCGACAATAGTTTCACCGCTTGCATCGACAAATCCTTCTGGATGTCCAGATAGAATTTCAACGGAAACTACATCTTTGACAATTGTTGCATCGATAGGTTGATTATCCATAATTTTCTCCTTAACTTACTCTTGTTGTTATGTCATCTATTACTGTAAAAGTATTTGCCTGTAGCGAAATGATATTACCTGACGAATCTTTAACTTGAACGTCGTAATAATAAGTACCTTGGCTTAAACCAGATGTATCGGTATTAGCGAGTACAATCTGAGCTTGGCTTGGGTATGTCCCACCACTAGGTGTAATAAATGAACTAACTTGTTTTTTAATTGCAGCAGAAGCGTCCGTACCATCACTTGCAGGAGTTGATGAACTATTAAGAGTAAAGTAAACTGTTCCTCCCGTTAAGTTAAATGGTGTAACACCGTCTGACTGATATACAGGTATGTTTAAAATGTAGGTATTCCCACGTATTGCATTTTGTATAGCTGGAGTTTGTGAACTTACTTTCATTTTTTTACTCCTAAATGTTTATGTAATTTCTTTAAATGATTAATAGTATCTTGATGTTTTTCAGTTTGAATTCTTTGTCCAACCATAATTATTGGAAGTAATACTAACTGTAAAAAATATCCAGAAAAAGCACTAATGATTAAGACAAGTTTTACATTATTAGTAAAGGCACCGACCATACCCATTATTCCTACAATAGCGAATAAATAGGCACAGTACATTGTTCCAACACCTTCTGTAATTTTGTCTGCTAACAAATCATTAAACTTTTTCATTTGCCACCTTTTAAAATAACGTCCCAAACGTAAATGAAAGCCGTAAAAACAGAGATAATTACACCAGCAATCCAACGAGCAGTGTTTTTAGTAATATAGTTTTGTCTAACATCGTACATCATAGATTTAAGCTCTTTGATATCTTGTTTAATTTCTTCTAAATTATCACTCATATTCTTTTGGTTTGCCTCCACTATAGCTAGTCTTTCAGTTTCACGTTGGGTCATGCTATTTTTTTCCTGCTCTTTTTTTACCTTGTGCTGAAAATGAAGCCATTTTTTTTGCTCCATACTTTTTTCTTCCAATGTATGCTGCAAGGGCAGGGGATTTGCCAGATGCTACCATCTTAGCGAATCGTCCACCACCACCCGGTTTCATACTTTTACCTTTGAAAGATTTAGCTGGCATATTACTTACCTTTGCGTACAGAAGCCATGTAGCCACTGCCGTCTTTGTTGCTTTTTCCTGCTCGTGCCATTTGTGCTGATTTGCCAGTAAAGTTGCTTCCGCTTCCTATTTTGCTAGAACCACCACCACGCTTGCTAGAACCACCACGTACTGTTGGTGAAGTTCTATTAGCTTTGTTGCTACCTGCTGGGTTGCTTTTCATTGGATCGTTGTAGCTACCACCGTACATTTTTTGTACAGTTAATGAAGCACCAGTTCCTGCACCTGAGGGAGTTTTGAAACTTGAAATGCTTGATGTGCTACCATTTCGTGCCATTTTACCGTAGTTATTAAGGCTTGCGAAGGTTGGGCCACCGTATGGTCCACGGCTCTTAATTCCACGTGTGAAGGTATTAATATCGTTGTGTGTGCTTATTGCGGCCATACCGAAGTTATCGCCTGGCTTAAAGTCTTTACCTTTTTGTGCTGTTACTTTGTTTACTGATGATTGTCGTGCACCACCAGCCTTTTCTGCATTGTAAGAGTTTGGTAATGGAGCAATGTTCATTCCAATTTTTCCGCCACTTGCAAATTTATTTTGTGTACTCATATTATCTCCTTATTTTGTTCTTGTTGTTGCATATTTGGATTTCATAGCTTTCCTCACCCTCAAGAGTTCCGCTTTGTGATCTTCCATATGCTGCTTGTTGTATTTAAGTGACTGCTTGAGCATTTTCTTTCCGGCCGCTATATGTCTTTTGCTCATAGCTTTGTCTGATTTTGTTGCTGGCTTAACGCCTCTTTTTGCCATTTAATAACTCCTTAATTTTTTAGGTCGTTTATCTGTTTTCATTTTAATTTTTGGTGTAACTTTACCCATGACCTTTTTGGGTTTGGCTTTGTTTTCAAGTGTCAGTTTTTTGTAATCCATGTTTTTCCTTTCTTTAAAATGGTTCTATCATTAATGCTGAATTATTAGGTAAAGTGGTTACTTGTAATAAAGATGAATATGAATTAAATCCTGAATATGGGTCTACGCCATCCATGTAACAGTTATAGGTAGTTCCGCCATTAAGTCCTGTAAACACTTTTGTACCTGAACTTGACCCTGTAGCTGCAGTTACATACGTTGCTCCATTATCTGTCGAAAACTTAATAGTTGAATCTGATTCATTAGTAGTACCGCTAAGTGTAAAACCAGTTGCAGTTATTGCACTTGATGTAAAAGTTTGTGGTACTGCGTATCTTTGAATGTTATCTAACGCAAATGAAGTGTTACCGACATTCATTGTTCCTAAGTAACCGTCTACCATTGAACCTGAAATTGTAATTGATTGTGTACCGTCTGAATTGTGTCCTATAGTCCACGTATTTGAAGCGATTAAATATGTACCTGGGCCAGTTCCACGACTTTGACTACCATTGTTATAATTGTAAGTACTTCCGTTTACTGTGATACTTCCAGATTCGGTAGAAACTTTTGAAACACCATTACCTAATACAAGTGAAAGATTAACAGTTACCGAACTGTTGTTAGATGGTCGGTTGGCTGTTGAACTCCAGTCTAATCGAATATATGATCCGTATAAACCAGTTCCACTTCCTGCTACACCTCCAGAAGCCATCTATTAACCCTTTCCTACGCTAAGTACATCCCATTTTGAAGTTGCTGCATTGTACTTACATCCAATGTAGTGCGTGTTGCTAATTGTTGTAGCTGTTGGAAGTGTTACTTGAATAACATTGTAAATTGCGTTCCAGCTAAGTGTTTGTGATGTTCCATTATCTCTAATACGAATAATAAGTGATTGACCATCGCTTGGTGTGCCTGTTGGGGCTGCAATTGTGGCACTAGTAGCTAATGCTGACACTATATACATAGTTGATGTAAGTGTAGGTGTAATAGTAGAACCAGATGTTGTTGATGATGGAGTTACTACTACAGAATTGTTAAAAGTAGTTGCACCATTAGCTGTCAAAGCACCAGTTAAAGTGGTAGCTCCAGTTACACCTAATGTTCCAGAAATTGTTGTGTTGCCAAGACTAGGAAGCGTAGCTGTTCCAGAAACTGTAAGTGTATCTGTAGATAATCCACCCGAGTTACTCATACCACCCGTGTTTGATAGTCCTACGTGATATCCAGCTTGTGTATGTTGCGTAAGGTAAGCTGTTTGAAAATCGTTCCATAAGTTAGCTGTAATCCACATTGTAACGTTTGCACCATTATTGTGTGATTGTGCTGTGGTACCGTCTTTACCACGTAACAAGCTACCAATACCAGTTGAACTTGTAACTACACCTGTAACTACTTCTTTAAGTGAGTTTGTAGCTAATCCTGATATAGGATCAGTTGCATCAATAACTAAAGTAATAGCAGTACCCGTAGGTAATCCTGTAGTTGAAGATACAGCCATTGTTGTATCACTTGAAAGCATAGAGCTAGTCAATGCTGTTGCAAAGTTCGGTGCTGCGTTTCGTACTAAATCTGTGTTAGCTGCTGCCATATTATTCTCCTAAATAAAAAACAGGCACTCCGATTAGGGAGAACCTGTCACTCTCGACTGAGTTTTCGTTTGTTATTATATCATTTTTAAGCGTTAAAGTACACATTAGTTTAAAATCCAAGCTGTAGGATCTTGAGTTGGTATTAGAAAACCTTTAACTACAAGTTGGTTCATAGTATAGTCACCAGACAATGAATTAGTAGTTATTTCAGCTTCCCAGTTATTAAGCAGTTTAGTAATACGCACACGTTTTTTATCTGCTAATTGCGTTACTTGTAATGGAGCAGTTGTTACAGCCGAAAAAGCTACAGCACTAAATGCAAAGCTAGAAAATCCTATGTTATCTGCCGAACTACCAGCGGTATAAGTATAAGAAGCTAATTGACTAAGTGGTGAGTTTTTAGTTGTACCCGAGAACGTTAAGTTTATTTGTCCTTGTGGTGATCCTAATTCCCAGTAAGCATATTGGATGTTAGCAAATTGAATGTGATCAGGTGATACGTGAACTAAACCTGTTTGCAAATGAGTTTGAAAAGGTAAACCGTTATCTCCATTAAAATTAGAGTTTATTTCAAGTAGATAATTACCAGCCGTAGGATTGCTTGGTACACCTAGTAAGTGAAGTACACCAGAGTTGTCGGTATATTTAATAAAATGATTTACACCAAAGTTAAACGCAGCCGGGTTCCAATTCTGTTTGGCCGTATCGTATACAAATATTTGGTTGTTAGTTGTACCGCCATAGGGTACCGACCAAAAGATTTTTTTGTCAAACTCTACTCCAGCTATAGCTTGATTAACACTATAAGTAATAGCTTTACAATCGGGTCGGATTACAAGACTTATCTCATTAGTTGCAAGCACGTTAAACAGCGTCTGTACGCTTCCGTTTGAATAAAAGCCCGCAGGTCCAGGTGAGTAGTAATAAACGTTCTGTAGCGTCTGTACAACGCTCCTAGGGGCTGTTGTACCAAACGATTGCATAGCTTGGACAAGATTAGGTACTGTAACTGGTATATTAGCTATAAATTGCGTGGTTAATTGACAATGCCATACTGAACCATAGCCAGAAGCTTCTGACAACAAAATAGTAGTCATAGGCGTACCTTTGCCGTCCCTAAATTGTCCTACCCAGCGTGGTGTTTCAGTTGAGCCGTATTTAATGTCTACCCAACCACCACCAACAAAAGGTGAAAAACCTAATGAATAATTAAGTTGTGAACCAGCCCAATAAAGTCGGTTAGGGTTAGCAGGGTCACCAATAGCCCATAATCTATTGTCTGATAATCCTACCCAGCTAAACTTTGGTGCAGCCGTAGTATCTGATATAGGAGCAACAATAAAATTGTTTACATTATGATCGCCATAATCCGTATAACTAGTTGTACCAGTTAATGTTCCACCAATTTGAGGAACAGTATCTAAGAAATATGGTACTCCACCAGAATTTTCAGCAAGATATATATTATAACCAATAACGTTAGGATCTGTTGATACGTTCCATGTAAGGTTTATGAATGTTGAAGTAGAATAAGATGAAGTTGCTGTATTCCACCAATTAGAACGAGCAGGAATTGTGTAAGCAGTTGGAAAAGCTATTGCTACTGTTTCTCCAGTTTTAGTTACAGCAGATACATAATAATTAAGGGCATTTTGTGTAGTAGCTGTGTTATGTGTTGAAACACCACTACCAAATCCTAAAGGTACACCACTTGGTGAATAATTAGTTGTTGCAGGAATTGTTGGTGCGGTTACTTGTGAAAAACCTACCCAGCTAAATGGAGAAGTAGTAAGATCTACATATCCAAAATTGTCTACACCATTACTAATTAATACTTTGTTTTGAAATTGGAGCAAGTTAGTCCAAATTTGATTTCCAGATTTAACTAATGCATATTGTGCGTGCGTTGCAGCTGTAGTTCCATTGTACCCACGGGTTACTGTAAGCGTAGTAGTTCCAGCACCAGCTGTAACATACATTTGTTCGTTGTCTATAGTTAATCCGTAACCGTTAGATGATGGAAGTGATGCAGCAGTTGTAATTGAAATACTTGTAGCTGTTGTTGAAGATATAGCTGTTGCAAGCGTTGTAGTGTATTGGTTAGTTGATACAAAATGATTTGTACTTCCCGGAGTTGTAGTTGAGTTAGTTACAGTAGTCCATGATCCACCATCTTTTGAATATTTAAGAATACCATTGTCTACTATCATTAAGTAATTAACAGCAGCACCAGTGGTTGTGTTAAACGTCGTACAGTCAGTTCCACCTGTTACTGGTCCAGTATAAGCAGCACCATAATTCTTTGATCCCCAACGGGTAGTCCATACACCGTCTTGCGACATCATCATATTTTTAGCTTGAACTACAGAACCAAGTGGAAGTCGGTCTTCATTTACAAATGAAATAACACCCGGTCGCCAGCTAATAGGATTACCTTGACCACCAATAACTTGCTCATAACGTTTGATGTTACTTTGTTTAATTTTAGTTGTTTTACTGGGCATTTATCCTCCTACGCGTAACCGGTACCATTGTTGGTCCAGAATCCGCTATTCATTCTATTAGGTAGGTAAGTACTGTAACCAATAAGAGCATCAACATCTTTAACATAGTCATCTTGGAAGTTAGCACTCATCTCTTGTGCCATACGCATGTTGAGAAGTGAGTAGTTAGCCTTGTCTTCCATAATCTGGTAAAGGGTAGTATTAAAGTTATTAGCAGATACCTGTGCAGATACTTTGTAAATAATAAAGTTAGGGTCGCTCATTTCAGGAGTGTCGTTTGGATTTTGAAGAGCACCTGAACTTGTTACGTCAGGAATGTTAGCAAACTTGTAATAACGAAAAGAGATTGTAGCACCGATTTCAGCAGAACCAGCTTGTGGCCACCAGCCCATTATTAAGTTATAACCTGATACCGGGTTACCACTAATATAAAACTCTGGAAGTGAGTTACGTGGGTTAAGAGCCATTTCATTAAGTTTTTTAAGCCTAAATGCACGTACGTTTGGTGCAGAATTAGTTGAAGATGGATACGTTATGTTTATTGTACCGTCAAACATAAATTTAAAATCACCTGGAAGCGGTATTGTTATCGGAGTAGTAGTAGTGGAAGGTGTAGCTGTAATAGTGTAATAAGCAGGCTGATATACCCATAACTCATCCCATAATACACCACGCTCGTTTTCCCATGTAGGAATAGCAAGAGAACGAATCATACCAACGTATATATTGTATTCTTGTGAACCTACTACTGGTGCCGTAGGATCGTTAAGTGTCTGTAACTGAATGGCATTGATGATGTTTTGGTAACTCATCGGACTCGTATTTGCCATGTATTTCCTTTCTTAATAAAAAAAACACTCCAACAAGGGAGTGCTTCAGCTCTGCTGTGAGCAATCAACTGTATTATAACATTTTTACAGTTAAAATCCTACCCTTTAATTTTAATAGAACGTTGTTTAGCAAGACGTACAGGCCGTGATTTAGGTGCTTTTTTTAAACGAACTTTAATGCTTTTAGCTTTTTTAGCTCGATAAACAATAGGTTTAATAAGGCGTGGTTTTGAAGTGCCTGCATTTGCTGCATAAGCCGCTTCAGGATTAATTGCGTAACTACCGTCTGCATTTTTGGCAATGTCGTATTGACCTGCATTGTATACATCTTTTAAGAAATTTGGTTCTTTTCCACCTTGTTGTATTACCCCACCATATTTTTCTACATTGTAAATTGTTTCTTGTGCTAATACGTTTCGTATTTGGTTCCAAGCATCTTGATTAGCTTTAATAAACGCTGATTTAGCACCAGTACCACTAGGTAATGACCCTTCATATTTAAGCATAGCGTTTTGTTCTGGTGTAAGACTTTGTATAGGATATGGTATTGGTTGCAATCCCCAATTAACACGTTCTGCATTGGTATATGCATCTAATAATCCATGAGCTTCTTGAACCGATGAATCGTTTTCTAAAGTTGTTAGTTGAGCATTTTGTACTGGCGTTCTGTTTTGGTTAGAAGATAAAGCAGTTATTTGACTTAACTTTTGTGATTGGTCGTTGCTTAAAGTTGGAGATGCTACATAGCCTGGACCTTTTACGGTATTGTTTCCCATATCTTGCGTTTTTTCCCATGCACTTTCGTTTGCAAAAATGGTAATTAAATCTGGATTTTTTTGTTCTAACACTGTTCGGTTAGGGTCGCCCGGTGCTAAAGCTTCGTATTGCATGTACATTTTTAATATATCTGTTGATAAATCCCATATAGTGTTGTGATTAGGTAACGATTGTTCAAATTTCTGAACTGCTGCTAGGGCTTTTGGATCACTAGCAAGTTGCCCATATCGTTCACCTTTTTGAAATGAATTTAACAATATAGTTTTACCGTCTGATGTGTGGTCATTATCAAGAAAAGTATTTGCGATATCTCTTGTTTTTTGAAGTTCTTTAATTGCTTCAGGATTAGCACTTTGACTAAATGGAGGACTAAGGTCTTTACTTAATTGCTGTCTGCCGTTACTCCATGCTGTTATAAATTGCTGTTGTACTGGTGTTAAAGTAGCTGGCGGTGTGTAACCTAATGATTTTCCAATACTACTATTAAGTATCGTATCACCAAGTGGTAAATATCCAGAAACTTGTTTTAAAATAGGATTTACGTTTCCTCTTAAAGCGTTGTCTACATTTTGTCCAGTTTGTACAAGTGTTCCCGCAGTAGCTGACACGTTTCCTACAATGTTTTGTGTTAATGAAGCGTTGTTATAGTTGTATTTTACATCGTTAAATATATCCTGTGGTATACCTGCTCCGAATGAACCTACACCCGAATCAGATACCATAGAATCAATAGCGTTACCAGGAGATTTTTTAGCAGTTGTAACTGGGTTTTTGCCTTGATAAAGTTGTTTAATTGCAAAGACTGTAGCACCCGTTAATGGAACCGTAGACAAGTATTTAATTAACGGAGCAGCATTGCCGTTACGTGCATCTTTTACTAATTGAATAATAAAGTTTGACTGTTTGAGTGTGTAAGCACCACGATATTGACCTATTAATTTACCCCAATTTGTATTTAACCAAAGTGGAGATTGTATTTTACTTGTACTAAAAATAGTTGAATTTGAAAGTCCGTGAGCGGCTTGAATTTGTTGATCATCAGATAATCTATATCCTCCTTTACCATTGGATTCTAAATCACCTGAAACACCTAAATCACGAAGCCTTTGTATACTAGCTTCACTGCCATCAGCTGCAAGTGCAATAGCGTCTGCTCTACCCGCAATAAAAGCGGTAATTCGGTGAAACTGTCGTACTTGTTTAAGGAACATTGCTGTTCCACGAATACTATTAACATTATGTCCATCTTCACCATCAACTCCAGCATGATGTGCCCAATCTCGTTCTTCTTTATTGAATACTTGATTAACTACAGCTTTAAAATATTTACCAAAACCTGCACGAGAACCAATGTTAGCAAAACCTTGAGGAAGGTGAGCAATAAAAGCTTTTTGTAGTTGTAAGAAACCTGTAATTTTCATAAAACCAGTAGAAAGTTTGTTTAGTGCTCTACTACCTGATTCTTGATTTTTATTTAAACCATCAACAATTTCGTTAAATGCTTGAACGTCATGGCCAGCCTTAGATAATCTGTTTTGAATTCTGTATACTTCTTCATTGTTTGCACCAAACTGACGTGCTTCAGCAATACGATCAGATGCACCTTTAAAATATTTTTCAAGTGTATCAATGTCTATTTTATAACCTGGCAATTTTACAGTTCTAGATTTTTCAAAATTGCCAAACCTATTTGGACTAAGCGTTGTATTGTTTCTCATTTCGTTTAATATGCGTACTGCATCTTCACGTGAGGTAGCTTGACCTGTTTTAACTAAATATTGCACACTACGTTCAAAATTAGATTTTTTGTTTAAAAATTCGCTATAGTCATGAGGCATATAGGTTGTACCGTAATTACCCATAGTAATGCCAGCATCTATTGCTTCATTATAAATACGACTCATAGCATTTCTAAGTTCTTGTACAGCTTGAAATACAGATACGTCACTTGTAGTAGCTTTGCCTTCTTTTACTAACCAAGCAAGTTTTTGCTCGTCTTTAGATAATGAATAAAACGTAGGAATAGAATCTTTCATTTTGGTATAAAGTCTGGATGACATAATGTCTTTGTTTAAGAAACGTTGTATAAATTCACGACCAGCTCCTGTCATTTTAGACAATCGTGTTTGTGGAGAGAATAATTTGTTTGCGTCACTTTCGCGTTTAAACTCTTGCGTAACGTCTTCTTGTTTATCTACAGGTAAATTGTTTACATCAAAACGTTCGTTGTTATCTTCAACGTTTAAAGGATTTGGAGTTTCAACAAACGGAGCATCGGATTTACCCGTTTCAGGAACAACGTAATTTGTTTCATTAACGCCTTCAGTTTTTCCTAATCTTCGATCTAAAGCATCAAGCGTTGTGTTAATAGAGTTCATGTTGCGTACCATGTCTGTACTGTTTTCTTTCATACCAGATTTAATCATGCGAGCACGCTCTACTTTTAATTGTTGATAATGATTGTGTAAAACTTCTGTTCTGTTATCTCCAGCTACTTTACTGTCATAAGTTCCGTCTTTTTTAGCCCTATCAATGTTTGTCCAGTTTTTAAAGCTTTCTTTCCATCCATTTATTTTGTTTGTTATAAATGGTTTAACATTGTTTTGTATTTCAACATTAGGATTTTGACGTGTATTGTAAAGTTCATCATGTGCATCTTTAGGAGGTATGTTATTAACGTCAGCGTATCCTTTAGCTTCTTGAGTAGTTTCTGGGGTTGGTTTTGTGTCATTATTAATATTTATAATGTCAGCAGGTTTATTAGGTTGTGAAGCATTTTGTTTTACGTTTTCGTCATGATTGTTTAATGCTATTTCTTTATCTAATTCATCACTAATAGCATGTATTTGAACAAGATTATTTTGTACATCGGGGTGCAAATTATCATAATTCGAAGCCATAAATTCTTTATGAGCTTCTATTGCATCAGATAATTGTATAGTTAATTGCCTTATTTTAGAATTTGTAGTAGCTAATATTTGTAATGATTTGTCTTTTATGCTTTGTAATAGATTTGGGACGTAACGTTGAGCAGCTTTATAAAAGGTTTGTAAAAGGTCTTTAGTTATTATACTTCCACCTTCAAAACCAGCATTGATTGCTAAATTAGTGGCAACTTGTTCTGGCGTTATTTTAATATCTTTTGATGCTTGTTGCCCTGTATTTAATGCTGTATAGCCTGCATTAATAGTTATCCCTTTTGGTGATACAATAGCTTTTGCTGCGTTTACTAAACTTCTTTGTAATCCGTTTTCATCAGCAAAATTTCTAATATCATTAGCTGCTTGTCCAGCGTAATCTGAAATTACAGACGTTGCATCCGATACGCCTGGAACTTTAGAAATTACATTTCCAACTTTAGAAGTTACATTTCCAACTTTTCCAATTGCATTTGCAACTTTAGGTAATTCAGTAACACCTTTAACAATTTCTCCACCAGCAAGAAACGTTCCTACATCTGAAACGCCTTGTGCAATTTTATAAGGAATATCATTTCCATTCATTTGTTTATCTACTGTATCTACAGTTTTAGCAGCAGTATCAAGGTCTTTACTAAATTGACTTGTACCTGTTCCCGGGCTTACAAGATCAACTAAACCTGAAACACCTTGAGCAGTTCCAATGGCTGAACGAGCAGCACCCAATAACAATGAACTTGGTAAATTTGCAGTATTAACTACGGCTTTACCAACGTAATGAACTACATCATTCCATATGCTACCTTTTTTAGGTGCAAGTTGTGGTGTTTGTTGTTTTGGTTGAGCGGGTTGCGGTGGTGCTTTTGGTATAGATATTGATGAAGGTGCTTGAGCAGGAGCAATACTAAGATTTTGTTGAGGTAATGGAGCAACACTTATATCGCTAGGTGGTATAGGTATTGGTTTTAGAGTAGCAGTTGATGGTGGAGCTAAACTAATAGTTTGTTGTGCAGGTTGAGCAATACTAATAGGCGTTTGTGGCACATTAGGAATAACACTAATAGATTGTGGGGTGTCATCTTTAACCTTTAATGGACCCATTTAATTCTCCTAACGGTTTAGTATTTGTGATAGACCTTGAGTACTACCTTGTAAATTTGGTGAAGGTAATGGAAGAGTCGCCGCAGGTGTTGTAGGTGCTGTAGCCATTGGAGCGTTTGCAGTTACTTGATTACCTGAATTAATTGAATTTGTATAAGCTGTTGTAGCAGCGTTTACATTGTCGTTCAAACTTTGTAAATCAGCTAATGTAGTAGCATCTAATGCTTGTTTAGTGTAATAAATTTGATCTCGTGCTTGAGAACCTACTGCTGTTGAAAGTTGATTTTGAAGATTTATTATGTTATTTTGGTATGTTTGTGTAATATTATCTAATGTTTGTTTTTTCTGTGTTCCAATAACCTGTTGTACATCTACACCATTTTTAAGGTCGGCATCAATTTGAGCTTGTAAATTTTGATTGTTTACTGCTGTATTAAGATTAATTGAAGATTGTTCTTTAGCTTGTTCTTTGCCATAGGCATATTCACCCATTTGTACAGCACTTGAACTACCAGCTCCCGTGTTACCTAATGCATTTTGGAAACCTTGATTTTGACCTCTAATTGAATCAGCAAGTTGTGCAAGTGAAAGTTGTTGTGATGCAGTATTGCCAGCTTGTTGTTGTCCTAAAACATTTACTTGACCTTGTGTTGTATCTGCACTTTGTTGAGATAATGCACTATAATAAGCGTTTGTATCACCTACGTTTTGTGCATAATTTGCTGGACCTGAAACCATTAATTGATTAATGTAATTTTTAATTGGGTTAGTATAGGTAGTTTGAATAGCTTGCGATAATTGAGCTGTTGCTAAAGGGTCTAAACCTGTTGATGTACCGCTTGTAACTGTTTGATTTGTTGCACCGGCATTAGGATTGTTAATAGCGTCTGTAGCCGTGTTTTGTCCCGGAGGAGTTAGTTGAACATCTGTTGCATTTGAACCTTGTATTAACCCTGCTGGATAATTAGTTACACCAAGTGTTCCGCCTTGTAATGCGTTACTCATTCCTGCACCATATTGTGGATTGCTTGCACCATATTGTGGATTGCCTGCACCTCCTTGTAAATCCATAAAAATCTCCTATTTAAAAAAGAGTCATACCTAAAAGAAGGCACAACTCTTTGATTTCAAAGTCATTGATTACATACATTATATCAGAAAAGAAGCTTTATATCAACTAAACTTCCAGTCCCTATCAATTTTTTGAGCAATTTCACCTAGTTTTTCTATTTTATCTTTATCACCATTAATAACAGCAGCTTTCATTTGTTCTCGTAGCTTTTGAATTGCCGGTGAACGTTGCTGTAAATTAATTGCATATAGAATATCGTTTGCACGACGTTTTTCTAATTCAGATGTATTAGGATCAGAAAGTTTTTTTTGCATTTTTAAATAATCAGCTTGTCGAGAAGCATCTAACTTACGTGGATCCATATTACGATCCTTCTGCAAATGAATAACCGAGGTCTTTAAGCCTGCGTGTTACGTCCATAGGTTCCCAGTTAAGGATTTCAGCTATTTGGTCTATGTTTGCATCACGTGCTTCATAATGTTTTTTAATAAAACCATCGATTTGATTATCTACACCTTTAACAGTACTTAAATCTTCAGTATCAATTTCTTCATAAAGTTCATCAAGACTTTTTTGTTTAGCAATAATTCCGTGTAAAGGTACTTTTTCTTCTGTAAGTGGAACCATTATGCCTGCATCTGTTGATGCTGGTGTTGCCGGTTTGCTTGCCATTATTTTCTCCTTATTTAATTAAAAGAAGGTAGAAGCGATAAAACTCCTACCTCCTATGACTTTATTCTGTTTATCTATTAAGAAATAGATGCACCAGATATAACGTCGATGACCCATGATGAGTTCAAAGTCTTTGCAGCGAACTGACCAGCCCATGAAATGGTGTGGTATCGTTCTGCAGCATTGGCTGAATCTGCACCTGTGACAATGTAGAGCTTTGGAGCGTCTAATTGATTGTCGTATACACCAAATGCTTCTCGTCCGTGGATGAAGTTGTGGTATTGAGTTGTAGGAGTAGCAGTTTGAGTAGTAGTCTGACCTTGGTTAGATACTAGGAAACGTACACCATACAAAGCACCAATTTCACCAGCGTAAAGAGCTTGTACATTTGAGTATGCTGCTGCGTTCTGCCAAGTACTTGTAAGGATTAGGTCGTATTCTGACTGAGGTTGAATCTTACCGATCCAGCCAAAAGTACCATCATACATCAAAGCCTTATTTTCTTTGAGAGTTGCAACGGCTTGAGCAATATATTGAGCTTGCATCGTAGCATTGGTGTTAGCAGTAGAAGTTGGGATTGTAAGAGCAGTATTACCTGCATACAATGCGTTTCTTACTAGTGCGTCTAAAGTTTCACCCATGTTCTGAGCAACAACGTCAATTTTTTCTTTGTCGCGGTCATCAATGTCTACAGTACCCAAGAGTCGAGTAACTTGAATTGAGTTACCATATTCCTGAAGAGTAACAGTAACCTGAGTATCAGTTAGAGTAACTAATGTTGGGTTTGTTCCTTCAGTAAGTGGAGTTACGGCTGTAGCAAGTGGTGAGAAGCGGTTAAAGATAACTTGCTTTCCAGCGTTGCCTTCTAAAGCTCGTAGCTGAGCACCTTCTTGGTGTACTAACATAGCACGTGCACGTTCTAGGAACCTTCGTTCGTAGTAAACGGCTACTTCAGCTGATAGACCACCAGGGTTTAAACTGGAGTCATAAGCAGCGGTTGTATTCTGTGTTGTATTTGCCATTGAATTTTATGCCTTTGTTTTTAACGACGATTCATTGCGAACCAGTCCTCCATCTCTTTGGAACTCATTTCGTTAAACGATTTCTGTATTTTTACAGTAGCGTTTGGACGATTAGCAGATTTCCCTTTTGATGCTGATTCTGAATTTGTCGCTCCTTGCGGATTTGTATTTGATAACGAGTCCAATACTCGGGTTAAAGGCTGTAGGAATTTTGTAAAGCTATATGTAGGATCTTTGGCATATATGTCACCGTAAGATTCGGTAATTTCATGAACCAAGTCTTCATCATAATCATCGCTATTTGGATTAAGGACTGAATATTTGGTTTCAGCTTTTTCAATTTCTTGAGCCCGTTTCTCAGATGCTTGTTGTCGAGTTAAGTTAGATTCCAAAACCTTTGCGGTTGTTTGCATTTTCAGGTCTACTATTTGACTAGCGGCGTTGATTATATCCTGCTTAATTTGGTCAGGAGTAATCTCGCTCATCTGTGAATAGTCAGGCAACTGAACACTTGATGGACTAACTTGGTTGTTAGACAAGACATCGGATAATGAACTGGGTTGCTGTAAAGCACTTTCTAGTTCCCTAATCTTAGTTGTTAATTCGCTAATTCGCCTCTCTGCACGAGAAGGTCGTTGTCGAGCCCCATCACTACTATTTGCACCGTTACTCTCATCACTAGAGTCGGAATTACCATTATCCTGATCAATACCGCTATCGACATTGGCGTTAGATCGTTGTAGTGCTTCGGCACCTGCGTTTGAGTTTACATCTGATGACGAATCTGATGTTCCACCTGCAGTGGTGGTGTTTTGCGTCATTTGTGAATCAGCCATGGCTGCTCCTTTCTTACACACTTGTTAAGGCTCGTGCGTCGCCTGGGGGTGATGTCCCCCAACGCCTGCTCATCTATTTGGGACGAACAGGAGTTGAAGGGCATTACCTATCTTTTACAATAGGATCTCCGTTCTGCTTAACACCAACAAGCATCTTATCCATCCCGACAAAAGCAAGCGTATGCTGGTGGTCGCAGCTTCTACATATAAGATATGGCCCTTGTTGGATTGGCGAATGATAAACACCGGAAGCACTTTTCTCAGATAGTTGTTTATTGATTTTGGTAAAGTCAGGGAATTGTACAGGTTGAGCATTTAGTATTTCCTCCTTAAATTCCTTGTTGTCGTTTTCCATTCTTAATCTTCTCCTCTACTTGAGCGACTGCTGTTTCTACGGTTAAGATAATCTTTTCTAGCTCATCAGCTATTGCATTAGTAGTAATAGTAAGACGGCCAATTTCTTCAAGTGATTTGTTAGGTATTGCAGCCTGTAATGGTTTGCCAGAACGGTATGAATTAATGGTTGCTTCAAAGTCTTTTTTAATTAATTCCCATCCTGCGTGTGAGGCAAGTGAAGCATAGGTATTAATTATTTCTTCTTCTTGTGCAACAAAATTATCATCTTCTTCAATATGTGGTTCTTGGTATAGGGCTTCATCAAAATTAACTTTCATGTTACCCCGTATTGCTGATTGTCCTCGATTCATAGCTGACTATTCCTTATCTTTGCCATTGCTTGTGCTATTTCTGGATCACCAATGCTCATAGGACCTTGTGGCTGACCCATAGGTTGTCCCTGACCCATAGGTTGTCCCTGAGCCATTTGTGGGGGCATAGGAGCTGCGTTTGGTGCTGGAGTTGGTACTTGACCCATTTGTGGTTGTACTGGCTGTTGTGGAGCCTGCATTCCGTTCTTAGCGTTTTGTAATGCAATCTTAGATTGTGTTTCCATTTGCATCTTAGCTTGTTGGTATTGCAAAAAGTCGTTTGGATCTATGTTAATGCCGGCTTGTTGAGCCATTTGTGCTGCACCAGACGGTGGTAAGTCTTTAATATTAATGTTTTCACGTAGACTTTCTTGTGGTCCTTGCTGTTGTCCTTGTTGTCCGGGCATTCCGGGCTGTCCGGGTTGTTGTTGAGGTAGTGGTTTAAGCAAAAGTTTAGTATCTCTCATACCACCAGTCATAAATAGTTCTTTGTAGTACTCGCCATAATCAAACATTAGTCCAGCTTGTTGTAATTGTGCGTCCATAATGCCAGGATTTGCCATTAATGTGTTGTGAATCTCAAGAAGTTGGGCGTGTTTTTCGTCCATATTTTGTTTGTAAGTAGATTTAGCTTTAATTTTGTAGACATAGCCCTTTTCGTTCTTAATTCGGCTTGGTTTAATAGTAATTTTGGCACTTTTACCATTTTTAGATAGCTTAATTGCGTCCTGAATGTCAGGATATGTGGCTGCAATCTGGCCAATTTCTTCGTTAAACATAAATATTTCAATAGGATTGTCGTGTTCTATATTGTTTACAAGGTCAATCATGCCGTTAAACAGCTCTTCGATAGCTTTGTCCATAAAATTGGTGTCTATTTCATCACGTGTGGATTGACTAGCATTCTGAGCTTGAATAGCTTGTGGAGTTTTACCTTGTGTTGGTGTGTTAGATTCAGCACTAGCTCGTGTAGTAGTTTGACCTGTAATGTTACTCATTATGCCTTGAAGCATTTGGAATGTAAGGTTGTTGTTGCCGTCTACATCTGGGAATTGGTGGTGACTAATGTCGTTAGGGTTAGATACAAGCCATTTAGCACCCGGTTGAAAGCGTACAGATGGCATTACAACATTACCGTTAAGTACTTTAATTGGTGGGTAAGTTCTAAGCTTTATACCATCTACAAGAAGGTTTGTAACAGTATCAATAGCGTACTGAGCGTATCGTCCTTTTTCCATGTCACCAAGTCCAATAACTGAATCAAGTGTAGGCATAGCGTATTTAAGAACAATAGGAATCTTGCCGTTTTTGTGTGGGTTAGGTATGTTACGGATTACGATGTTACCAAAGTCAGGTAGAAAGTCTATCCAACGTCCATCTTCACCAGCTTCGTATTTAGTAACTACTTCAATTTCACCAGTATCGGTAAAAACAGTTCGCCTTCGGAATGTCCACATTGGGTTGTGTCGCAAGTAATCATCATAGCTAGTTGGTCGTGTCTTACCTTGTTTAGTTCGTTCTAGCACTTGAGCTATAGCGTCAAGGTCGTAATCATTAACTTCATTTTCTACAAGATCTTCAAGGTAATCTCGACTAATGTAATTAGACACAAACGCAAAATCACAGTTGTGCATAGAGTATCGTCCCTGTTGTGGAAAGAAGTTCCTAATTGGCACTAACCAGCAGTCTGGTCCAGTGTAGTTTTGAGTGTATGTCCAGTCGTAGCACATTGGCATCGTACCGTAAACATTTGAATACATATCCCATAGGAATAGTTTAGTTTCTAAATCATATTGGTATGTTGCATTTGGATAGATCCACTTGTGTAAAAGCAGGTCCATTAATTGCCCTTTACCTTGGTCTTGTAAGCCATAGGATTGAACTGTACCGTGTGGCAAATTGGCCATTACACGCCCAGCACGTTCTATAACAATGGTAGATAAGCTACCTTCACTAAGTCTAATTTTAGAGTTATCAGGGGTTCTGCCTTGGACAAATAGTAAATCTTCGTATTCATCCCAGTCGAGGGACATGTAACGAAGTGCTTGTTGGGCTACTTGGAATTGAGATGCTAACATTCCTCGAAGTTGAGGGTCACCGCCAATAACATTGTCGGACTCTTCAAGGTTTTGCATGCGGGTGTCATAGTCGGCACCCTTGCGGTTTTTTATCTCATTGAGAAGTCTAGGTTGTTTCTTATCCAAAGCAAAATACTCCCTTAATTAGGAGTACCTGCTTTGCCTAGGCTCAGTACTGGTATGTATTATAACAATTTGTTGGTGTATTCGTCAAGTAAAATGTGTGATATGTGTCCCTTGTTATACGTGAGTGTAAACGTACGTGCACCAGTAAAGTTATTCTTTTCGGTAGTTTCCATTTCCTGTGCGACTGACAACTTGGCTATTTCATCTGTTGGGTATTTCTTTTTAATAGACTTGCTAAGAATAATTACTTTAGGTTGGCCTTCCATGTATTTAATTTCAAGTAAGCTGTGCCCAAACTGTACTTCTTCGCCGTGGTCTATTAGTTCTTTACCAACTTCAGCCCACATTTTCCAAAAATCATCGTGATGCATTAAATCGCCTTATTTGATCTTCCATTTCCATGTTGTTTCTAATAAGTTCGCGATAACATTGTTTAATAGCATCTACAGTTCCGGCACAAGATCCGGCAAACGTTCCTACTTTTATTCCTACACCACCATCATTAGATACGACAACATTGTCAGCTTTAGGACAAAGTTTTTTAATATCTTCTATAGTCATATACCCTCCTATCTATAGAATCCGTTTTTATCAAAGCCATCGACAGTTGTACCGTTGTCAGCATGGCGGTTAAATCTACTTGTTGATTGTTGATTGTATGAATCAAATCCTGAACGTGCATATTCAGGAATATCGTCATACGTTGCATTATTGCTAGTTATTTGGTTTTGTTTAACAGATACTGCAAGGTAGCGAAAAGCATCAGCCCCGTTAGAACTCCAATCATGAAGTGGTTTATTATCATACACCCTCGTTTCTTCGTTATACTTTCTATGGTAATTTTTTAAGCAAGCTATGCCTATTTCACATTTCTTTTTATCAAAATAACATCGTTGAAGTAATATTCTTGTTGCATTAATACCATCTTCAATTTTAAGTTTAGGTGCTACACGGAAATTTATTCCGAGATTACGAGCTGTTTCTACACGACTAAGTCCGCTGCCGAACTCTCGTACCTTGATGTCGTGTGGTGCAAAGTGTTCGCCGTACACGTAAGGTTTGTTTTGTAGAACTTTAATGTAGTGGTCAAGTCCTTTACCATTACCCTCGTAGTAGTCTATGAGATTAACCTTATCATTAATAAACTGAGCAAACCAAATTCCAGTAGCGTCACCAACACCAAGATCCCAATAAGTATGAACAGGGTGTTCCTGACGATAAGGTACCTCTCCAATCCTATCCGTTTCTTCGGCAAGTGCAATGAGATCACCGTAATAAGAACCTTGAATCGGCTCATCAAACGAACACATAAACTCTTGATTGAATAGTCTTTCATCACCATATAATCCTTTATATTCCTTTTTTATTTCATCTAACTCTTGATCGCTAAACTGTCCTGCATCTTTTGCCGTGAGATATGATACAAACCAACCGTTTTTCATGCCTTGTTGGTAAAGTGTACGTGCGTGGTTATCTCCACGAGGAGTAAAGTTAAACCACATAAATCCTTTGTTTTCAACTACAATCGGTAGCAAGAATCCAATAATGTTTGGACTCATAAGTGAATACTCACTAAAGACTATCCCAGCTGGGTTTGTTCCAACAATACGGTTAATGTCTGACGCACCTATGATTTGGAAGATTGAACCATTATAAAGTTCTATAAGCATTTGCTGTTGATCGGTACGCTTTCTAAGTTCTTGTGGAATATGGTCCATTGTTTTAAAGCCGTTGGAGTCAAGGTTGTCCCACAACGCTTTACGCCCTTGGTTAAACTCTGGAAACACGTAATAGTAATTGGCAACACGTTTAAGCATTTGAATAAGCAACGCATTAATCATAGTCTTGTCTTTACCATGACGACGTGGCCAAACAATAATAGCTCGGCTTGCTGGTTCGTCTTGTACAGCTAACCAGAATTCTTTTTGGTATTCCCGGGCTTCGTATTTATATGGGATAGTTATATCGGCCATCTAATCTCTTTCGTTTAATTACATGATTCTTAATGCAGTTCAGTACTAACGGATTGTAAACTTCAAAACAAAGTGGACATTGCCATCCCATGTATGGTTTAAGAAAATGTTTTTCTAATTCATTCTCTTTTTTGTCTTTAAATATTTCTGCTAGGTCTTCTTCAATGCTCATAGTTTCTCCAAGTAAAATTACTTTTGTCAAATGGATACTCACCAATATCTCTTTGCTTTGCATCTACAGGATTTCTAAACACACTATTGTTTACCCAAAAATCATAATAGTAAAGAATGTCGTCAATAAAATAATAGCCTTTACTCATTGCTCCAGCCTTGTGAGCTAATGTAACATCGTCACTTATGTTTGGTTCGAGTTTGAGTTGTTTCATTATATCAGTGTTAAACAAACACTTGATTGAATAATAATCACCACTAGCTTCTTTGTCTGATGTAATCTCATGAAACTTGCCGTCAAACGTCATTAAAATTTGGTAGCCAATGTAATCTATTCCATCTCTAAGTTTATCTTTTGAGTACGCTGCTTTAACTACTTGCTCAACATAATTAGGTGATAAGTAATCATCATCATCAATAAGAGCTATAAAACCTTTTGGTGCATCAGCTACAATAGAATTAAACTTATCGCTTTGTTTACCCCACCCATCTGCTATGACAACTTCTACTTTATCTTTGTAGGGTTCTAGTTGATCGTTTAGAGAAAATAATAATCGAGTTAATAAACTTGCTCTTGTAGGTATGGTACAGACAGCAATTGTAATCATCGCTTACATCCAAACTTACAAAGCCCAACAGAGTAATTGTGTTTACAAACTTTAATTTTACGCGACGCAAGTAAAGTATTTAAATCTAATTGATTAATTTTTGGTGGACGTTCATCAACGTGTTGAATTAAAACAACGTCAGCTGTATCAGTTTCTTTTTGTTCATTAGATTCCCCGTTCTCTAATTGTTCATCGAGTATTGCATTGAGATGCTTACTTAACCACTCAGACTTATCTTTCAAGTCTTTCCAGATCTTTAAATCTTTCTTCCTAACGTAAACCGTTACTTGTGGCATACCCTACCCATAAATTAAAAATTTATTTTATAGTATACATTATACTATATGGTTTTGAGTATGTCTAGACGTAGATAAGAGTAATGTTGTCAGCAGCAGTTGTAACTACTGTAAGTCCGTTGGAGTAGCGTGCACCTATCTGGAAACCAAACGTTCCTGTACCAGTACCAAATTGAGTAATGATTGTACCGGATCCTGCAGTGTTGTCATACACCGTAACTGTTCCAGTGGTTGCTTTACCAACAATAATTGCTACGAGAACACCAGGACCTGTAACAAGAGTTGTAGTGGTTGCTGTACTTATAAATTTATAGTTACCTATTGTTAAGCTAGCAGCTTCATAAACTCCACTAGTTCCTACTTCTATCTGAGCATTAGCCGATGGGGTGTCTGTAATGATCTCTGCTGGTGTTACTGTTACTGTTGCCACTTTTATCTCCTGTTTTTTTTCTTTTCTACATTATAACACATTTGGGGCCTTACACGAATATAAAAAATATTTTTGGGGGTCTTAATTACTTAACTAGTTGTGTGTTTCTATACAATTGTATTCACCCTAATTACTAATAATTCATTTACCTAAAGGGTGGTTACGGGACACCCTACCTACTCTTCTTTTTTTTCTTTTTTTTTTTTCTTTCTCTGTTATATAAGGTTACTTGCTTTATATGCAATAATGTTGTGTTATAAGTAACAGAGGTAGTAGCTATAAGTAGTTATAGCTTTTGAGTGTATGTTGTACCTATATGAGTAATGCATGCATAGTCTGTGCTCACTAGTTCGAACGGCACCGGATCAAGGTAGTACTACACTTTATAAGTTATCCACAAGTAACCTCTGTTTTATCCTATTATTTTATCAATTATACTTGACATTAGTTATATGTTTTGCTATACTTATAATAGTTAAGAGTAAAAGACTTAACTACACCAGCAGTACAGGTATAGTACAACAGCAATAACTACAAGCATTGTCTACTCTGTATATAGGTGGTATCGAACCTTAAAAAATTAAACTACAAGTATATAAACACTTTTTTTGAGTGAGTGCTGATAATGAAAAAAGTCTTAATCTCACAAGTTTTATACAGCGAAAATACACGTAATAGCCAAAAATAGAGCCAACATCAAGTGGCGTGCTACCTAGTTTATCAATTGTGAAATAGTCGTGTTGAAGATGACAAAAGAAGTTTTATAAAAAAATAGTTTATGTTGGTGTACAGAGCATACAGAGCGTGAGTACTGATTATCAGATGAGAGCGTGAGTTACTACTGTACTAGCAAGTTTAGCAACCTTGTAAAGCTTTAAAGTCCACTTTATACAGTGGATTTTATGAGCTGTATAAGCAGTTCAATAACTAATCATAGTAAAGGAGTAAAAAACTATGACAACAGAATTATTAAGAGAAAATGTAGTATCTGATGATGTTATACATCTAGCAGATATTGGCAAGATCTTTAAAGGTGGTTACGTAGCGATAATTGAGTATCATACTTTTGCTACATCTTGGACTGATAAAAAACACTATAAAAGATTTAGGACTATGGATAATGCCGAAAAGTTTATTGATAAACACTATAAAGGAGATACAGTATATGGATTATAGAATACACGGGAACACCATATTTATAAAAGGCAACGGAATTTATGGTCACTACATGATTAATGGTAACCAAGTAAGTAAGATTATTCAACACTATTCAGGTGATGAGATTATTAAGCCGTTCCATACCATAGGTGAATTGCCTACTAATACAGAGGCAAAACTATTAAATGAATTAAGAGAAAAAAAGGTATTATAATGACTGAAAAATTATCTGATAAAAAGCTTGAATTATTAAAGCAATGCGACGGATTGCATGATAATTTAACTCAATTGTTCGAATGCGAAAGCTGTTCGGTACTATTCGATAATTATGATGATGTTCGGATATGTACTATCTGCAATAACCCACTTGATATGGACTGTAACGAAAAAATTCAATCGGGTTGGTACTGTTGCGATAACTACTATTGTAGCGAAAAATGTTTGAATAAGTCTTTAGATAATGAGACTTGGCTTGAGCATTACGACGACGACGGGGACTGTTATTGGACAGAGTGGGAATTATAAATTAAAGGAGTTTAAAAAATGGAATGCCAACAATGTAAAAAAGAACTAACGGACTTACTAGCATTATTTACTAAATATCAAATATGTAGTAAATGCGTTAAGAATAATCATAAAAAAGTAGTAAATAAATAGGGATCTAGCTTGCGAGCAACGCCACTAAAACCACTGGTGCTAGTACTCCAGAAAAAGGAAAAACAAAATGAGCGAACACCCAGTAAGTAAGTGGGAATTAATAATAATAATAATCGGTGTACTGTATATCACTATACGAACACTACAAGGAGTATTTTAAAATGGATAAATTAAGAAATAAATTATGGGACTATTTATTAGATACCGGACTTGCAAGCGAGGAAACTTTAAAAGTGGTTACAGATATCAACGGATACAGTTTAAGCACACTTGAGGATGTATTATACGCTACAACAGGTTACAGAAGTTTAGATCAGATTGGTGCCGAGGAATAAATGACACGACCAGAGTTATA